ATGGGACTACCACACCACTGCGCAATCTTACACGGGTTCTCTGCGCAGGAGGTACCTTGAGGCGGAACGGTCGATTTTGGAGGATGCCCCTGTAAGCTCTGGGGACTCCTTCATACAGGCCTTTCTGAAGGCTGAGAAGCGCAAGCCGCAGGATGTGGCGAAGCCTAGGATGATCTTCCCCAGGTCGCCCAGGTACAACCTGCACTTAGCATCTTGGCTCAAGCCCTTCGAGCACTGGCTTTGGGGTAACCTAAAGTCACGGGCGATCTCAGGGTGCGGAAATACACGGGTTGTGGCGAAAGGCCTAAACCAAGTCCAGCGGGCCAACCTGATAGTCAGGAAAATGTCAAAGCTGGCAGATTGCGTTGTGTTTGAGGTGGATGGAAAGGCATTTGAGGCGCACATCTCACGTCGTCAGTTGCAGCTGGAGCACTCGGTTTATTTGACCGCTTATGCGGGCGATGAAGACCTCGCGAGGGCTCTTGGCAAGCAACTGGTCAACAAGGGGCGTACCTCAGGTGGGATAAGGTTTTCGCGTGACGGCGGAAGGGCTAGTGGAGATTTCAACACAGGTATGGGTAACTCCCTTATCATGTTGGCTATCGTCCGAGCGACAATGTCTCAGGTTGGCTGCCGCCATTGGGACACGCTTGTGGACGGTGACAATGCTTTGATCTTCCTGCCCGGCAGCGTCGCCGCACGGGTTCGTGCTGCCTTCCCCACTGCTGCGCTCCATGTTGCGGGTCATACCATGACCCTGGAACAGAGCGTCTCAGATGTCGAGTCAATAACCTTCGGCCAGTCGAGACCCATCAAGACCAAGGGCGGTTGGAAACTGGTGCGTGACTATCGTAAAGTGATCTCCCACGGGACATCAAGTCACGCCCACCTTCGTGAACCGCGCTACGCTCTGGAGTATCTCCGGGGTGTCGCATGCTGTGAGGCATCTTTGGCAGATGAGGTACCTATCCTCTGGAGTTGGACCAACCACCTACTGGCGCAGACGGAATCTGTCAAGCGCGTCAGGCTGCACGGCCTGGCGGACTATCAGGCCATGGGGTTGGCCGTGGGTGAGGTGGTGGCCGCTGCACGCCGAGCGAAAAGACCCGATGACGAGACCAGGGCAAGTTTCGCCAAGGCCTTTGGGATGGGGCCTGACGAGCAACTCAGGTTGGAAGCTCTCCTGCTGCAAGACGGTATATTCGTTAAACCGTTCGAGCAGTGGGATCGTGAGTTCCAACTTGCCTGGTCGGTCGAGTTGAATTAGCTCGGTGCGGTGGACAATTTCCGGCCTGCACGGTGGCACGCTCTGGGACGGGAAATATTTCCCCGAGGACGTGCGTTATACCGGCAGGTGCTCTTCCTTTTGCTGCCGTTTTCGTGTGCGTTTGTGTCGAGCCCCTTCAACCTAGAGGGCGCTATTGTTAGGAATGAACCATCGGACCAGCCGTTGGGGTGCGCCTAGCTGACGGCGTTTTGGGTTGGATGCCCTGCTTTGGACGAAGGTGACACCTTAGGGTGGTAGCACCGTGTAGTCCGGGGCTGGGGTTGCGGTTGTTGGTCTTTTGTGGCACCGGGTGTCTCCCGAAACAGACCATAGCCCTTGCTCTCCCAAGTGGGGAGTATCCTGGACTACCCTTGTGGCCTATCGAGGTGCGTGCTTTGTGGGACCAGAACCCCGATGGTGCGGCGTAATAGCCGGATGTCTTTAGTTAGGCGTTAACTGTCGGGGGGGCGGCGGGTGAAAGCCCCTTAAATGCCCACATCGCTAGTATTCAGCAGCGTATGGCCTACGACCACACAGGGGAGGGCGGTGCGATTCGTCTCACCATTGCCCGAAAGCCGGGGCGGGGTTGTCCATGGGTATTGAACAAGCCCTATTAGTGACTATAAATTTGGGTAGCTGTGCGTAGGGGTAGCGCGGGTAAACACTGGCACGCGAACTTAAAGCGACTGCGGGTGTGGGGGGCTCTCGAGCAACGGGACAGGGCTTTTCGTTTCAACCCTGGGAGTAAGAAACGGACCATCAGCTGTGGCCATGCTGGTGGGCTACCAGAGGCCCCGATCGCGAGGCGGTGAACCTCGGGCGAGTGGTCCCCGTAAGGGACAAGCGTTCCGGTGGCGTGTGTTCAGGCGGGAAATCCTTCGGGAATA